CCGATGGCAATCTCTCTGGCGCGGTGCTTGTTCACGCCTTCGCGCATCAGGGTTACTGTCAGTCCATCCATCCACCATGCGGGGGTCTTGCTCTCCGGCTCCGCAAGCGCGGCGTCGAGGGCGGCGAGGGCGGTGTCGGCTTCGTCATCCCACCAGTTGTCAAAGGACAGCAACGCCTCCCGTACCTGCTCAACCACAGCGCGGGGCAGGGTGATGTTGCTCACGGCTTCACCTCCTCTGCTTTCTTGATGGCGACGCGGGCAATCCGCGCGTTTTCGTCCAACACTTGCGCCATCACCTCTTTGTCCGGATGCGTCTGACTGGTGTAAAGGGCGATGTTCTGCAAAGCGCTCGACAATTCCGTATTCGCCGCATGCAGGCGGCGCAGTTCGGCGGCGGCTTCGATGTGCTGCGCTTTGCTGTTCGGGTCGCCGTCAAGCAAGTCAGCCAACCACAAGGCTTCGGGTTGTTTGCTCACGGCTTCACCTCCCGCGCCTTGAGCATGGCATCAGCCATTTTGAAGCACCATGCTGCAATCGTATCGGATGTGACTGCCGTGGAATTGGGGTTAGCCATTATCCCTATCAAGACCTGACCCGCGTAGTACTGCCGCAAAGTCATGCCTTGCTCTTCGTTCGCGTTCTTGTCGTCGGGAAAATATTGAATCGTGCTTGGAAACGCCGGTCCACCGTCGTTGATCTTGCTCATGACTTCACCTCCACCATTGCACAGTGAACAACAACACAGCAATGAACATGAGAAGCACAACTCCAAGCATGATGCTGAGAACATTGATCGTGCTGTCGGCTTCCGTCAGTTTGTCTTGAAGGACAGTGGCTTCTTTGTCCTTGATGAACAGCGAGTTCTTGAGCAGCGAGTTCTCGCGCAACAAGTCTCGTATCTCTTGGTTCAACCTGTCCTTGCTGTACTCAGACTTTCTTTCGGTATCCATGTTTCACCTCCGACTTGGATATCTGTTGGTTGGAATCAGCCTTTCATCTTATCTTTTCTGTTTCCCTTGTAGTGGATAATCTTGGGGTCTTTGTTACCAAGATGTTCCGGGAGACAAGCATATCTTTCTTCACTCAGCACACCGTGCCTTTTAAACATCTTTGACCATATCTTCATGGCCTCCTGATCCCCGTACCATTTACGATACTTGGGGTCGATGTGATCCAAGATGCCAAGCAGTTCCCACCAGACCGTGTGGTCTTTCGTCACCGTCGCACAGGCTAGATACGGGAACACTTCATACAGCGTCTTGCCTTTGTATTCATAGAAGTGCAGACCCTTGATGTCAGGGTTGAACTCAGCGTCTCGATTAAACGATCTCTCGCAGAACAATGCTTCTTGATCTCCAAGCAATGCGTCTGGGAATATCTCTGAACATATAATCATGTCGTCGTCCAGATACATCGCAGGATAGTCCAGTCCCAATGCAGCGTAGATCCACAGCCGATACTCCATGAAGTCTGTGGAGTCAGAGTCGAGTTCGAATCTTTCTGTGCCGTCGATGATGGGGGTCTTGGAATCCGTACACATGATGATCCGCGCATCCGGGTTGGTCTCACGAAGAGACTTCACGAATATGCGGGTGTGCCAGATCTGCTCTTCAGTGCCTGTCCTGAAGAACACGAATGTCGGCCTGTGTCCCGGAACCAGATGCCTCTTCAGGTCTTCCGCAATGTCAGCAACTTGCGTGGTCCACGGTGCTGTTGCGTATGATTTACGGTAGGTCTTGACGCAGGGATACCAGAGATTCCTGTTGCCTCTGGTGTTGTTCCAGTACCAGAGTTTGTTGGAATCCAAGAGGAAGGTTGGAGTTCCGACTGCCCCTGATATGTGGCCCGTGACATTGCTGACCGAGACCACACAGTCACAGGCCGTGATGAGTGCGGCGAGGCCATCAATGTCGGTGGTGTTGTCAACTTCTGGTACCACTTCGATCCGGATGCCATGCTTCTTCTCCAGTTCGTATATGTCTTGGTAGTGATCCCCGTACTGGAGGCTGACGAACCTCACATTGGGTATCTGAAGGATGGGGAGCATGTCCTCCAGAGCGACAGACTTATGGTTCCCGATGCGAGGCGCACCAGAAATCCATGACAAGCCGACCAGCCTCTCTCCTTCGGCAAGGTTTAAACCACTTCGTATTTCGCTGGCACGGGCATAGTCGGCGATCAGGAACGCATCGCTGCGTACCCTTGCAATGTCATCCTTGCTTTCGATGAACTCAGACACGAGGCTTCCCATGGGAATCTGTGCGTCGATGTCGCTCACGAAAGCGTTCTGCGGGATGAAGTCTATCCCCGGCATAGACCTTTCGAAGAGAGGGATCAGACGCGCATCGACCATGACGGTGACCACCGGAGTCTCGCTCTTGATCTCGCGCAGCAAAGAGCAGTAGAGAATCTGGTCACCGATACCCTGTTCAGACCAGACGAGTACATCCTTGTACCCGCTGCCCTTGTGCCATCGCGGCTTCTTGGTCTTGAGCCTAGGGCTGTCGAACTTCTTCGACTCCCATCTGTCATCGAAAGTCTTCCAACCTTCGATGAAGTTGCCCTGTTGAAGGTTCATCAAGGACATTGTCCACTTGACATCGATGTTGTCGGGAGCCATGAGTCCTGCCTTACGGAAGTCCTCAGTGGCTTTGTCCCAACGGCGCATCTCCCAATGGCAACGACCGCGCTGTATCAACGCTTGCACCATGGACTGATGCAGGTCTGCCAATGGTTCCAACTTAGAGACAGCCTCATCGAACTTGTCTTCGTTCGCGAGGTTGACCCCTGACTGCAATGCCTTGATGAATTCTTCTTTCACCAGTATTCCCTTCCGCCGCGAGAACTCCGCCAGTTAGGCGGGGGAACCTTTCTCCATTCGTACTGATAGAAATCAGAGTACGAGCGGAGAAAGTTTTTGACCCAACGGATCATTTCTTTTCCATGTGGTCTTTCAGGATTGACCACAACTTTTCAAGAACCTCGCGTTCCGTATTGCGCTTGCTCTTGCGTTTAACCGGGCTAACCATCCCATGGTTCCGGGCAACGATGTAGACCAACTGCTGAGACACATTGAGTTTCTTGCAGATCTGCGGCCTTGGTAAACCACGGTCTAGAAACTTTCTGATCTTGTCAGACTTGGTAAGCGTTTTCTTTTTCATCAGAAGGGAACCTCGATGTCCTCCGACCCGCCATCCTTCTTGTACTCAGTGTGGATTTGAGCAGCGATGGACTGGTACTCGTTACCTGCCTTCGACTTCTTCTTCCACACAGCAAGAGACAACTTCGCCTCCTTGCCTTCCTTGACACGCTCGACCAACTCCTTGAGGAGAGCCTTGCTCAAAGTCAGTTCCCCCCGGAAGTCAGGTTGGTTAGTTGCTGTCTTGCGGTTGTTGATGAACAGTGCGCCTTGGGTCATGTCCCGGTTCTGATATTCAGACATTTGCATTGCCTCCTACTTTGGCCTTGAGTTGAATGAAACCTTGCTTGAGTACTTCGTACTGCTTCGGATAGTTGCTATCCAAGATGTCGATAACCTTCTTGTTCTCCTTCCAGAAACCGACAAGCCCTGCTTCATCGGCACAGAACTTGTTGGCGAACTCCAAGAGTTTACCGACCACCTCAGCCGCACCCTCTTCTGTCGGGATGTCATTGGGGCCAGACTTGGTGGGTACTGGCTTCTTCTTCTTCGGCTCAGGCGGTTCCGAAAGAGTGTTGAGTTCTTCCTTGGACAACTGTGCAACGGACTCTGATTCCGCTGAAGGATTGATATCCTCACCGGCATAGATGTAATGACCCAACCCGAACATGGCGAGACACTTGACGAATGTCCGCATCTTCGTGTCACTGATCTTCCGCGCATCGGGATTCTTGATGGCGTTGTTCTTGTAGTCCATCACCGGGAGCCACATGGTGCGGAGGCAGTTACCGATCATCACATCACAATGAATGGTGACGGTTCCGTCCTGATGCAGTTCCGGGGAAGAGAACGAATACTCAGCATGCGGAAAGTGTTCCATGAGAACACCCCATGCCCATGCCCATGACAGATAGGACAACCCGTTCTTCTTCTCGACATGTTTCGACACATCGATTTTGGACAGGGTCTCCCAGATATTGCGGTACTCATCCGCAATGGCCTTTTGATCAATGATGTTTTCGTCAGTCATCAACTTCTCCTGTGTTGTTATATAGAAGTATACAAGTTACTCGTCGGTGTTGTCTATGCTTGGTGCCATATTTTTATATTGCGAACACCATGCGTTTACACGACACCAATCATTTGCACATCGGGTTGACTCGCCTCGACGGAACTCAATCTCTTGACCCGCAGCAAGTGCCTCGTTGGCATCCTTCTCGTTGTCGTAGAGTTTGAGTGCGCGTTTGTTGCCGGTCTTCTTGACAGCCCAGATGTGCGGCTTCTCCCATCTCTCATCGGCTGAACACTCAGGCAGTTCCGCGCCAGTCAGTCGGTCGAACTCAGCCTCTTGGTGCAACTCGACGCGCCCCCGCATGTACTCATCCTGTCTGCTTGTAGTCCAGAGAGGGATGTCGATCTCCACGATGGGAGCCTTTGGATAGTCGGCTTTCTGCTCTGCGTCCTTTGCTCTCCAGTCACGCAGGATTGCAACGACCTTCAGACCCTTGACCTTTACACCCTTTGCATGCCGGACGAGATAGGCATAGCAGTTCAACTGATGTTCCCATTCCTTCTTGCCAAAGATCACAGACCAGACAGATGTGGTCTTGTAATCCATGATGGTTACACCATCGTCCTCGATACGCTGAACATCGATGGCTCCACTGATAGCCCAACCTTCGACCTCAGTGTAGAGACGCTCTTCGGTAAGGTGCTTGTCATCACCCGTGTCTTCGAACATCTTGTGTGCGGCAGTCCCAAGGACAGCCCACATCTTCTCGCTGACATCTTCTTCCATGTTGTCCCAGTTCTCTTGGCGGAGGATGCGGACACGCGGTGAGTCGATGAGTTGAGTCACACTGCGATTGGATTCACCCTTGCTGTATTCGCTTCGGGTCAATGCTTTGACCACCGTATCGGGAAGCCCGAACTTGTTGGTAAGTTTCATGTTGTCTCCTGTGTTATACCCGCCAGATGCGGATGCCTTTCTTCTCTGCTGCGCTACTGAACCTGAAGGCTTTGTTCTTTGACCTGAACCTTGAAAGCCTGACGCGCACCGAATGCAGAACACGCTCGATCTCATCAGGGTTGCACTCGACTAGGATGCTGTCGCCCACATCAAGATCAAGAAGTGGAAGTGGCCCAATCCTCACGCGCCCTGCTAGGTGCTTAGGAAGAGGGACATTGTTGTCTATCTTCATGCGTCCTCCTTGTTGTAAACTATTGTCATTGTAACCTGTGGTGTCGTATATGGAAATACAATTGGTCGTGTATGGTGAGCCAGCAAGCAAGTCGAATAGTCGTATGCTTGTGCATTTAAACGGACGGCCTGCGTTCATCAAGTCCGCGAAGGCTCGTGGTTACGAGCGCGACTTTAAGTTGCAGTGCAAAAAGATTGATCCGCTGATGTCCGGGGATGTCCGGGTAGATATCACCATCTACTACGCGACTCGCAGACCTGACTTGGATGAGTCTGTAATCCTTGATTGCATGCAAGGATTCATCTACGAGAATGATCGACAGGTGAAAGAGAAGCACATCTTTCATCGCCTTGATAAGGCGAATCCCAGAGCAGAGATAACTGTCAGGACTCTGGAATAAGAAAGCCCCAGAAGATTTCTCCTCTGGGGCTTGACCGTCCGGGTGAACAAACGGTAGTCTTGATTTGCGAAGTCGAGACGGGCGTGAATCTACACGCTTCACGGGTGGAAATCAAATCCGTCTTGTATACGCCGGTCAGGCGAGCCGTAAGTGAGTGGAGGGGGATCATCCTTCCCGCCCCAAAGTGCCATGTGAAATCCATGCTCTGTCTACCCCTGACAACATGGTGGGTGGCTTTACAGCCAAACCGGACTGGACTTGTGTAAGTAGGGCATGAGATAGGTATCTCCCCTGAAAGCAGTTCCAGTGCCATGCTGCAATGCATGGTGACACTGAGTACGGTTGGCCCCAGCCACCCGGAAAAGGGGGAGGTATTCGCTACAAAAACACAGGAGAGTTCATGTCACTGGAAGAAGTACTGAGTTTGCAGACAGAGACAACACGCATCCGTTGTCCAGTCTGTGCAGACTCACGCAGGAAAACCCATGAAAGAACGATGGGGGTCATGGTGGAAGAAGACCGAGTGGTCTATCAGTGCTTCCACTGCGGAACCTCTGGAGCAATGAGGAAGAAAACATTCATGCAACAAGTCCACATCACCAAGTCAACAGCACCTAAGCACATCGATCCACCCACTGAGCATATCCCCCAGATCGTCACAGACTTTCTGGTTAAACGGGCAATCAATCCCGAGATAGCCAACCAGTTTCCCTTGGTCGGTTCCGAGAAGTACTTCGCAGGGACAGGTCGTTCACCCGCCATCGGGTTTGTGTATGGCGACCCCCGCCAACCTGAGGCCATCAAGTGGCGCAGCACCGGGGACAAGGAGTTCACTCAGCAAGGCTCTGCCAGATCACTGTTTGGTTTAAACCAACTACCGCAGGACATCACGGAACTGGTCATCTGCGAAGGCGAGATGGATGTCCTAGCCCTTGCGTCAGCCGGTATCCATGCTGTGTCTGTCCCGAATGGCGCACCCCAGAAGGTGACCGATGGCAAGGTAGACCCCAAGCAGGACGGTCGCTTCTCGTACATCTGGGACGCACGGGAACTGATTGACAAGGTCGAGCGGGTGGTGTTCTTCCCAGACCAAGACGAGCCGGGGATGGCGCTGGTCGAGGAACTGGCGAGGCGTATCGGTCGAGCCAAGTGTTGGACGGTCACCCTCCCTGAGAAGGATTCCAACGAGACCCTCCAGAAACATGGCCCTGAGGCTTTACGAGAAGCCCTATTGGCGGCTAGACCCCTCCCCCTTGAGGGCGTGTACCTCCCAGAGGACTTCAGCCCACAGATCCTTAGCCTCTACGAGCAGGGGGTGGTCAAGGGTGCAAGCACCGGGATGGAATCACTTGATAAGTTGTACACAATACTACCGGGACAACTGTCGGTAGTGACTGGGCTTCCGGGTTCTGGCAAGTCAGAACTCATCGACCAGATATGCGTGAACATCGCCATGCAGAAGGGGTGGCGATTTGCCATTGCGAGTTTTGAGAACCCACCCCACATGCACATCGCCAAGTTGGCAGAGAAGGTCATTGGTAAACCCTTCTTCGGGGATGACCGGATGACTTCCGACGAGCGCGACTACGCACTCGCGTTCCTGAACCAACACTTCGTGTTCCTCCAGTCCCATGACGGTGCGCCCAGTACTGTACAGTCCATCATAGACCGCACCAAACAGGCGGTCATGAGAATGGGTGTGCGTGGGTTGGTCATCGATCCCTACAACTACCTCGACATGCAAGGTGACAGCGAACATCAAGCCATCAGCAAGATGCTCACCGACATCGTCCTGTTCTGTAAGTCGCATGAGATTCATGCATGGTTCGTGGCGCACCCTGCCAAGGCATTGCCAGACAGTGGCATCCCCAAGGGACAGCACATCAGCGGATCGGCTGCGTGGTTTGCCAAGGCAGACATGGGTGTCACCGTCCATCGCAACAAGAACGATACCCAAGTCCATGTCTGGAAGAGCCGGTTCAAATGGGTCGGCGCGGTGGGTGACATCGAATTGAACTACGACCTGCCCACCGGCAGATACAGCGACAAGACTGGCGCACCCGATTTGTATGACTGGGGGAACCTGTGAGACCCATCATCAAACTCGACCCATGGGAGTACGAATGGGCATCACATGTCGGTGCGCGTCGGTTCATAGAGAACTGGTCGCGGGAGAATGCCAAGCACTACGACAGCGCGAGGATGGAGGATGACCGTACCGCTCAGGTCGCCGCTTGTGTGGCGGAACTGGCGGTTGCCAAGTACGCCAATCGATACTGGTCTGGTCATGTCTGGTCGGTTAAACATCACGACACGCACAAAGGCATGGCGGATGTTGGAGATAACATCGAGGTGAAGAGGCTGCGTACCCGTGATAGCGCAGCGGTTCGACGGCATCAGGTAGGGAAGGGGCTTGTGCTGTTTGTAGCCAAGCCGGTGATGCCAGAACTAAGGGAGGTAGAAATCTACGGGTGGATTCAGTACGACAGGGCGTGGGAGTTGGGAACCCCGACAGACTACGACCCTGACAACACCCGTGAGATCGGGCCTGAGAATCTTAAACTGCTGTGAGAGAACCCCGACCCCCATGATGGGAGCCGGGGCTTCTTCAATCAGCGATTGACCTGAATGGTCAGCGGACACAGAGCAGTCACGCTCACCGTCCGCACATGCTCGCTGCCAAGATAGTCGTAGTAGCACTGCTTGGTCATGCCGGTGTTCCGCTCGTACTTGAGGTACGCCGTACCCGCATAAGCAGACATGCTTGCCAGTGCCATCGCAATCAACATCACAGACTTCTTCATGTCATCTCTCCTTGGTTAAACACACTTGGACAGGTAGGCATCAGCCCACTTGAACACTTCTTCTTCGGAACCCTTGAAGTAATTGAACTCCTCGCTGTTGGTGAAGGCAACCCAACGATCTTTCCAGACGCGCCCCGGTGAGGGGAACACCCACAGCACAGGGTTCCCGTCGCAGTCAGTGAAAGTCACTACGGTTCCAGTGGAATTTTCCTCCGCTCTGGTGAAAGTCTGCATGGTTCTTCTCCTTTTCCAACTCTGCGAGGTTGAACATCATCACGGTGCAGATTCTTTTTCCAATCTCACGCAACTGCTCACGCTCATCCTCATCGTCAGTCTCGTTCATGCGTTCAAGAATCGCTCCAGTGAACTGACTGATGAGACTGATGACCATTTCATCCCTAACCTTCATCCGGGTTATGTTCTCAGGGATGATGACAAATCCAAGGTTGCCATCATCAATCTTGACTGCCTCGATGACGGTGTCGAGGTCGATGTCCTGCATACGGAACCACCGCTCGTCGTGCATCTCGCCAGTCGTCGGATCGATAAACATTCTGCTCATGTTTAAACTCCTTTCAGAAAGGGGGGTTGGTTACTTCGATGTCCTCCCATCCATGTGGTGGAGCAATCATCATCTGTTCGATGGACTCGACACGATCAACCAACAATCGTAGGTCGTGTTGGATTTTCATCAACGCACGGAGAATCTCCATGTCGATGTCCTGTCCCTGTAGCAACTTGATATCAGCATCGTTCATCGCTGTCCCTCCATTGCGGTCTTGATGAAGTCGATAGCACTGGCGGTATGTTTCTTCGCCAACTCCGCATCAATCCTAGTCGAGTGGTAGTCCGACCATGCCTTGATGACATCGTCAGTCAGTTGACTTACTCGTCGCTCATGCTGTCGCTTGAGCAACTCAAATTCTCTGGTCTCTTTTTCGAGTTCAGAACGGATCATTTTATACCTCTCTTTTGCATTCGCAACATCTGATTCATTCATTGATTGTTCCTCTTAACGAATCACGGGCAGCGTGTCTGCGTTGCTGTTTGTTGTGAACAATGCACCGGCATCGTTGCCCTCATCGTCCCGGCTAGGCCACACGAGGTCGCCGTTGTCGAGTTCAAGGATGACAGAGCGGCTGCTCCATCCCAGTCGTTCTGCCTCGTCGTTGGTCAAGTATCGGGCGGCGACGATGGTTCGACCGACAAGGACAGACTGTGCCTTTTCAACCCAGTAATTTTTGGTACTCATTTCACATCTCCTCTTTGTGCATTGCAATTTTCACAACGGCGATTGCCATCACGATGCCAGATAAAATCACGACTGACAGCGCGTACAGGTGTTCAAGTATGGTCATGCTGCCTCCAGAATCTGAATGACTCTGTTCCTGCATCGGGCAACTTCAATTTCAGACAGAGCCTTCGACAGGTCTTGTGCGATAGCCGTTGCGTCACTAGAACCCTGCTCGTCTGGCGCGGTGATGGCAAGCACGAGGGCGAGGGTCAGCGCGTCTTCGGTAGTCTGAGGTTCTGGCAATTTGAGTTTGGTGAAATCTATTTTTCTCATGTCACTCTCCTGTTTAAATGCTGATGGTTTTCTGATCGATGATGACGGTCATGCCCATACCCTTGATGTCTGCAAGGTTTTGGACATCGAATGTCTTCTGTCGCATCAGGTCTGCAAACTTCTGCGCGAGGTCGTTGACCGGATAGAACTTGAAGTTCCCGTAGACAACGCGCTGCTCGACGATGATGTTCATTGTGCGTCTCCTTCGTTGAGTCGGGCGGGGTCAGCACTGACCCATTTCATCCAGTCGCTGACAACTTGCCGCGCTTCCTTGCGAGTCAGGTCAAACATACTTTCGACATGCGGTGCTGCGCCAAACATGTTGACTGCGCCAGATGCGCGAAGTTGGTTGAGGTAGTGGAACTCAGGGCGAACTTCGGTCATGGTCATGTCTCCTATTTGTGGAAGAGGCGGGGTGGCAGTCCCCCGCCGGGGTGGTCAGATGGTTTTGCGGCGATGCTCTGCAATCTTGCGCTTGGCCCACTTAATAGCGGCCTGTTGCGCTTCGGCGTATGACCGGAAGTAACGGTAGCGGGTGGAGCCATCGCCGTTTGCACGAGTCACCAACATCGCACTGCCGTTGGGTTCCACCGAAATCTTGGCGGCGAACTGACGGCCCAAATAATCCTTCGGTAAAGCGTTGTTCTTGACAATTGCGACGAGGGTGCCGGTGTTCTTGTAGGTTTCGATAAATTCCATGGTCGTGTCTCCTGTTAGATGCTGTTCAAAACGATCTTCGCGATACGGGCGAGGCGCACTGCCTCATCGTCGCCACCCGCAGCAGACTCAGGGATGCCGTCGAGGTACTCGTAGCAGAATTGCAGCGCGGCGTGGAGGTCTGGCGCGGCTGCTGCGATTCGCTCCTCACGGGCGACCTCACGCTCGTACTGCGTGTCGCTGATTGCCTTTTCCATGTTGACGGGGATGCGATTGATGGCGATGTACTTGAAGGTCATGTCGTTGCTCCTGTGTCGATGTTGAGTAGTATAGTCGATAACAAGTAATCATGCAAGCAAAAGGGGGGAGGGGCGGCTCATGCCGCCGCCGCCGCCCGTTGCCAAAGTTTCATCACCGTCTGGACTGCGCGTTCAGGGGTCGAATACTCGTCGCCGCTGATGTTCGGGATGGCGAGGTCGCAGTCCCTGCACTCGTCTGCGAAGTGGGTAGAGACCCCGTATGAATCCACCACGCTAGGGGTCATGAATTCCAAGACCCGAAAGAAGAACCGGCGCAGCATGATGGGCGTTGCAAAGCACAGCCCGACCCTATCCATGTCGATGGGTTCCTCAGGTCGTTTAACCGTGACAGACCAGACGAACTTGTCATTGCTCCTGAAATCGTTGCCGTGCTTGATTGCAATCAACTCGACACGCCGACCGGACAGTTGAATCCGGTCGATGAGCGAGACGATAGCGACACCACGGTTTACGATGTCCTGTGCGTCCACATGGCAGTTAGCCGACATGTTCACGGCGATGCGGACGATGGGCGACGGTGACGGCGGTGCGATGTCGGACATGGCGAACATGTCCTCCGGAACACCGGCTGCATTCGCCGGGATGCAAGGGAACGCGCCGACCGGAGCCGTGTCCCACATGGGTTCCGGTTCCATCGTCACTTTGACCGCCGCAGACTCGATTGCAGCGCGTCCAGCGGGGTGACCCTTGACGGCGTACTCCAGTGCATCTTCCCATGTCTCGCAGCCCGACCAGTCAACCCGACCAACTGACTCCGACCCGCCATCAGCCCAGTTGATTTTGCGGGTGCGGAGGTCATGGACAAACTCGTCCCATGATTCTGCGGTGTAGCGGTAAACGGTCATGCTGCTTTCCTCTTGGGCATGTTGGATCGAACCTTGTCGATGTCGAGCGCGGACAGGTTGCGGGTCAGTACGAGTTCCTCGACACGGTTCCAGTCGAGACCGGCTGACAGCAACTTGCCACCCTTGATGGATGCACGGGGCGACACTACATGGCGCAACTTCAACTCGCGCACTGCCTTGCGGAACGCTTGGACATGGCGCGTCCACTGGTCATTGGGCGAGATGGCGAGTTCCAGACGCTCGTCATAGTCCATCGCGACAAACGAGAACCGGTCGAGGGTCGCGGCATCCAACTGCGACCGCCCGACATACTGGGCATCAGCACCGGCTCCGAAGGTATTCGCAGCGGCGATGATGACGAAGTCGGCGTGGCGTTTAACCGTGCCGCAGGGGAATGCGGCGAGGTCATTGGCAGCGATGGCGTTGAACGCGAGCAGTGCCTGAGCGGACGATGCGTCAATCTCGTCGAACAGGAACACGCCCCCGCCCACATAGGCACGGTACAGGTCGGTCTCCATGTACTTGCCTTCGGCGTTGATGAACCCTTGCAACTGATACGCCATGCCGACAGCGCCGGTCGAGTAGAACGGCAGTTCCAGTGCGTCAGCAGCCTGAGCCGCGATGGTCGTTTTGCCTGACCCCGCAGGGCCGACGAGGTACACATTCTCGCGAACAGACAGGGCGGCGAGGACATCCGCGAACACTGCGTGACGGTGACCCGCAGGGAGGGTACGGATGGTCGCACCCTGCTTGATTTCAATCCGCACAGGGCGGTGCTGCTCGACCGCAGCGACTGCCGCAGCAATGGCATCACGGCGGATGCCTTCGATGGTCTCAGCGTCAAGGGACGCAGCAGCCACCGGGGCGGGGTCAACCCCGTTCCAAATGGCGACGAGGACATCGTCGGATGCGTTGGGCGACTTGCCCTGCCGCACGGCATGCATCTTCAGGTACGAACGGTCAGAGTCGCTGAGGGGCAGCGAGAAGGTGCGATTCATGTTCAAGCCTCCAGTTTCAAGGTTTCGTACTTTCCGCAGACAGGGCAAGCGGACAGGCCATGCAGCCGGTTCGCCTGAAGGGCGGACACACGCGCCGTCCACCCGCAGCCAGAGCATTGCAGTTTCAGCAATCGCGTCCCCTGCTTCTTGCGGCTATTCGGATCGATTTTCGCGTGAGGATACGCGCCCAGAATCTGCGCGATGTCGGCAAGTTCCGCAGACAACCACGCACCGGCAGTGGTCGAGGTCAGCGCACCGACGAGGTCGATGCCACGGGCGACCCGTGCGAACTCGCCACGGTGACCGCACTGGATACCCGCCCAGACATGCGCCAGTTCGTGCGCGAGAACGGCGAGGACATCCAACGGACGGTCGAGGATGGGGTTGATGAACACCTCGAAGGTGCCATCCGCAGAGATGGACGGGTCGAATGCCTGACCTAGTGCCACCTTGCCTGACCGGGAACCCCGGTACCCAATGGGGAACCCACATGCGACACGGTATCGACGCTGCTCCCACTGCGCGGGTTCAATCCCTGCACGGGGGAACACTTGGTGCTGTAGGGCGACGGCAGCAGCCGCCAACCACGGTTCGCGTTCGGTGAAATTGGTCATGATTGTTCTCCTTCGCAATCCCATGCGTGATAGGTGTCCACCCCGTCAGGGTTGGTCTCATCGTCGAAATCGTCGCCCGTGTACAGGTCGAAAGCGTCTTCCTCTCCCAGATGCTCAACGACCTGATACACGACCCGCTCACAGGCGTGTCGAGTCGGTCTGCGTGACCATCTCTGCTCGTTGCAGCCGACAACCCAGACCCATCCGCTGTGAACCTGTCTGGCGTAGCCGCTGTAGGTCTCTACGCGCTCGTGAATCTGCTGCTCGTAGTCGCGTTCCGTTTCCTCAGTCTCGTGACCCCAGTCACCGAAACGCTCATCGAATCGCACGATTTCATTTTTCATGTTCAACCCTCCCTCAAGAAATATTCACGACCGCTGTCATCTTCGTCCAACTCGTCTGGGTGCATCCCGTCCGTGTCGTAGTCCCAGATTTCGACATCGATATTGTCCGGTGCCTCGATGACTTCGGGGATACCACGCCTGATGGTGACCACTACTCGCTTCTTCTCGCTCATGACTTGTTCTCCTCTTTGACCTGAACATCGCAGGTCACCGTCCAGTTGACGAACTCGTACTTGTCGTGGTCGAGACGCCATCGTAGGCGCAGTTGCTCCGCCAACAACTTGACGACCTTCTCCTCATCGACCTTGCCGCTCGTATCGACAGCGTCCGCCAACTCCACACTCAACTTGTTCGGAGCGGGGTCGTCCTCGTCCACCATGTGCGCGTCGGGGTCTTCGTCCCATGTCGTCCAGTACGAATCGCCGTCGCCATCGGCATAAGCCTCCTCCCATTCCTTGGGTGAGTAGTGCTTGTGCAAGCAAGCATCGGAGCAGTAATACTCACAGCCGCTGTCGATGCAGTAGCCCTCGTTCATGCCCTTGCCGCACTCGTCGCAAGTACGGGCGTATTTCTTGTAAGCCATGATTGCTCTCCATGTTGGTGACTCACCGCAGCACCCCGTGGGATGCTCTGGTCAGTCGAAGGCTTCCCGGTAGATTGGGCAGATACTGGTCTGCTTTAGGCCGGACTCCCCTTGTGGAGCCGCCGGGCTGCTTTCGCACTTCCGGCACCAGAACCTCTTGTCTCTCGACGCGCCGTCTGGGTGCGCTCCGGAGCGTTGCCGCTGCCGATGATGCGTACTCTACGGATTACATGACCACAAGTCAACAACTTTCTTCGTTTACACGACCACAAATACACTAAGTCATTGATATTCGGTCGAATTTAGTTTGCGTTTAATCAGCACCGCAGGTACTTTCAGACCCGAAAACAGGGTGACAAAGGCACAAGACCACTCATTGCGTAGTCAAAGAATTACCTAATCACTGCAAAACAAGGGAAATCAGATCGAATGGCAGGCATACGAGACCAGTACGGGTTGACACCAAAACAGCGGAAATTCGCGGAGAATCTCGCAGACGGCATGACGCAGAGCGATGCGTACAAGTTCGCGTATGACGCGACAGACATGCAGGGCGACACCATCCGCAACAAGGCTTCAGGATTGGCGCAACGGGGCGATATCAGGGCGGCAGTGGATGCGCTAATGGGCGAGAGGATGCGG